TGATTGAAGAGAACCCAAACCTCGCTTCAATGCTCCGCATCTACCGCAACAAAACCATCGAACATAAAGCCTCGAACTCGTTCTACAGATCCCTTTCATCGGATGCGTTTACGAAACACGGACTCAATGCTCATGGCGTGATCGTCGATGAGGTTCATGCTCAGCCAAACCGAGAGCTATGGGATGTGTTGACAACCTCAACCGGCGCACGAAGGCAACCGCTCACGCTCGCACTCACGACCGCAGGGCACGATCGCCAGAGCCTATGCTGGGAGCTTCGCCAATATGCCGAAGGGGTCAACGATAAGCTAATTCACGACCCGACTTTTTACAGCAAAATCTACACCAGCACAGGCGACTGGAAGTCTGAATCAACTTGGAAACAAGCCAACCCGAACTATGGCGTGACCGTGAAAGAAGATTACTTCGTCAAGGCAGTCGCTGAAGCCAGTGCAAACCCCTCAAGAGAGAACGCTTTCCGCAGGCTACACTTGAACCAGTGGACATCGCAGGAAACGAGATGGATCTCGCTCGAGCGCTGGGATGCGTGCTCCCGCGATCTCCCTGACCTTTCCGGTCGAATGTGTTTTGGCGGGCTCGATCTATCAAGCACCCTCGACCTAACAGCCTTTGTGCTTCTCTTCCCGCCCATCGAACCCAATGAACCCTACTGGATCTTGCCGACCTTCTTTGCACCAGCAGACGCAGCGAGAGAACGAGAGCGCAACAACAAGCACAGGCTCGATGACTGGGAACGCCAAGGCTTGATCGTGACTACGCCAGGGCGATCGCTCGACTATAGGGCAGTCGTGGCGGTGATTGATGGCCTAGCAAGAAAGTACAACATCCAAGAGATCGCAGTCGATCGCTGGAACATTAACCAGATCAGTAAGGATCTCGAAACGCTGGGCAAGAATAACGGCAGGCCCGACTGGCTTGTGGGCTTCGGTCAGGGCTTCGCAGCGATGACCGCACCGAGTAAAGAGCTTGAGGTCTTGGTGCTCTCTGAGAAGATCGCACACGATGGCAACCCGGTGCTGCGCTGGATGTTTAGCAATGTGCAGGTGGAGAGAGACAACGCAGGCAACATCAAAATGCACAAGGGCAAAGCGGTCGAGAAAATCGATGGCATCGTGGCGACTATCATGGCACTCGGTCGGGCGCAGGTCAGCACCTTAAACGCAACAAATATTTACGACACCCAAGGAATCACACTACTATGATTGAACGCATAAAAGGCTTTATCTCTCGGGCGCTTTCCCTTTCGGGTGGCAACCTGAAAGACCCTCGCTTGAATGAACTCTTCGGGGGCGCATCCACTGACTCGGGCGTCAGCGTCACGCCTGACACTGCCCTCACCTACTCAGCGGTTTACGCTGCGGTCAGGTGCATTGCCGAGTCCGTGTCCTCGCTTCCGCTCAACTACTACGAACGCCTGCCGGGTGGTGGCAAGGCACACGCAAAAGCGAACCCGCTGCACACGCTCCTTCATGATGAACCTAATCCCGAGATGAGCTCGCTGCAATGGCGTGAGGCTTCGATGGCGCACTTGTTGCTTCATGGAAATTCTTACTCTGAAATCGTGCGTGACCTCGAGGGCAATGTGGTCGAGCTCTGGCCCATCGACCCTACGATGGTAACGCCCAGGCGCACCGACTCGGGTGAGCTTTACTACGAACTCAACCGGGGAAAGTCTTTCATCACCGCTGGCAATATGTTGCACATCCCCGGCCTATCATTCGATGGCATCTCAGGCATCAGCGTGATCGGGTTGGCCCGCCAGTCGATCGGGTTATCGATGGCGATTGAAAGCTTCGGTGCTGGTTACTTTGGGCGAGGAGCTCGGCCCGGTGGTGTGTTAACCTTCCCCGGGCAACTCTCACCCGAAGCAAGGCAGAACCTTCGCCGGTCTTTCGAGGAACTTCATGCAGGTGGTGCAAACAGTCACCGAGTCGCTTTGCTCGAGGCGGGCCTTAAGTGGGAAGCGATTGGCGTGCCTCCTGACGATTCGCAGTTCTTGCAGTCGAGAGAGTTCCAAATCATCGAGATCGCTCGCTGGTTCAACTTACCACCGAACAAACTTAAGGATCTTTCCAAGACGAGTTACAACTCCCTCGAACAGATGGAAATCAGCTTCGTCGTGGATACGCTTCGCCCGTGGTTGGTGCGTTGGGAACAGCAACTTAACCGCAAGATTATCAGGCCGAAAGACAAAGGCACTTTCTTTTTTGAGTTCAATGTAGACGGGAAATTGCGGGGCGAGATCGCTGCCCGTTATCAGTCGTACTCGGTGGCAAGGAACTGGGGCTGGCTCTCGGTGAACGAGATCCGAGAAAAGGAAAACATGAACCCGATCGAGGGTGGCGATGTCTATATGCAGCCGATGAATATGCAATCGATCAACACCGCACCCACGGCAGCGCCCGCAACCGATCCGAGTTTGGTGGCAGTGCCCACACCCGAGACCCAAGACCCGACAGCGATCGCAGCACCCGCAGCAGCAGCGGGGGCAGATGTCGCAAGCACCGCACTCAACGGCGCACAGATCACCAGTCTTGTTGACTTGGTTACTCAGGTAGGCATGAAGCTCATCCCGATCGCATCGGCCAAGGCGATTGCGATCGCATCGTTCCCGTTCCTCTCGCAAGCGGTGGTCGATCAAATCTTCAACGGGCTCGACAGTGTGCCAACTCCACCAACCTTACCAAACCCTCCAGCGACCACACCCGCTCGCTCTCACGAATCAATCATCCTGAGACTCTTGGATGATGCAGGTGAACGCCTTCAAAATGTGGAGTGTTCAGCCGTGAAGCGCTTTGCCAACAAACCAGCAGAGTTTCTCACCAAGCTCGATCACTTCTGCGCCGAGCACCGGGCCCGCGTCGTGTCCGCCTATTCACCCGTGCTCGAGGCGTTTGGCCTGACCACCGATCTCGATGGCCATGTCCAGCGCCACCTCGACCAGTTCCGATCCACTTGGTTGGACTTCTCAGGATCAGTGACCGCAACGAAACTTGCCGAAGCAGTTTCGCTCAAGATTCAAAACATGAAAGGGGTCAAAGATGAAAACTAATACCGTAGAACGAAGGTTCAGCACCGAGCTCAGAGTCGATGTCGCAGCGCAGAAGATCATCGGCTATGCAGCGAAATACGACTTATCCTCAGAAGACCTCGGCGGCTTTCGGGAGTTCGTTCGCCCAGGCGCATTCACCCGCTCCCTCGACAGCAACCCCGATGTGAGGGCGCTCATTGATCATAATCCGAGCCTCATCCTCGGGCGCACCGTCTCGGGCACGCTAAGACTCGAGAGCGATGCCACAGGGCTCAGGGTTACTATCGACCCGCCCGACACCCAGTATGCTGCCGACTTGATGGCGGTCATGTCTCGGGGTGATGTGAGTCAGATGAGCTTTGCGTTTACGACTTCCGAGGATGCGTGGGATCTGGTTGACGGCAAGCGGGTGCGCAGTCTTCTCGCCGTGGAGCTCCACGATGTCTCGGTGGTGACCTACCCCGCTTACCCTGACACCAGTGTTGCGGTGAGGTCGCTTTCGATCTACACCCAGGACGCAATAAGATCAGCGCAACGCATCCGAGAACTTCGCCTGCGTGGTGATCGGTAGTCCAGCAACTTGGACTAAGTCGCTCGCTTAGTTCACGCAAACGCCTTTCCGTGGACTAGGGGTGGGGGAATTCCTCCACCCTACAAAAACCCTAGGAAAATTGACTTTCTGGAAGCTTTCTAACCAACCATATCGTGATTATCCATAATAAAGTGCGTGCTCCCACGAACAATAGGCTACGATAGCAATACGGCGACCGGCGTTTGCCCGGTTGAATGGATCGAAAAAAGGAGCAGAAACATGGATAGTAAGACAAAGATCAACCTTTTGGTTGCAGCGGTGGCGTGCCTGACAGTCAGCTTGATCGTGTCGTGTGTGGTCGTGGTGGTGTTAGTGAAGGGTGGTAACCAACAAATGACCCAAGAGTCGGCAGCGCAGAGCGTGACAGATATGGCGGCGGCGATGAAGAAGAATGCCATCGAGGCCGAGGAGCGGGAAGCGGTTCGCAGAGAGAGCGAGAGAGTTGCGGAAAGAGAACGAGTAAGGATTCAGACTTCCCGAGATAAAACTGACGCAATGTTCAGAGATGCTTATAAGGGTCGTTAACCCTTCCCCCCCGCTCTCCCTAGGCTCGCCTTTACCGGCGGGCCTTTTTTTTGGCACGATGGTTGACGAACTAGGAATCCGTGGTTTAATCGGTCTATCGAAATCAGTGCAGTCTTTACGCACAGTTTCCCGAACTAGGGGCCTGTGCGTTTTTTTATGCTTCTCACCGGAGCAGATGCACGAGTCCTAATAAGCCATATTAGGAAGAAATCCAATGACCGAAATTGAAACCCTGCGCAACCAGCGCACCGCAAAACTAGCTGAAGCCCGAGCTATTCACGCTCACGGCACCACCGAAAAGCGAGAACTAACCCCCGAAGAAGCCGCAGCTTTTGAGGCTTTGGTTTCTCAAGTAGACGAACACGAAGCCCGCATAACTGAGATCGAAGGCGGCGCAGCAGCTCCCGCAGAAGAAGCAGCACCCGAAGAAGCCGCTTCTGCTCGCAGTAATAAACTTGCAAGCTTGGAAGCCTCTTCCAAAAGACCCGCAGTGCGAAGGTCAAGCCCGATCGAAGCGCCTGCGTTTGTGCGCGATTTTGGCGATCGTCAATCAACTTCAGATAGAGCATTGGCCTTACGAGGATGGCTCGGATTTCATAGCGTAAACGGTGCCTCCAATGAACAAAGAAACGCTGCACAGCGCTCTGGCCTAGAACTTGGGAACAATCGCTTGAGCTTTAAGCTCAACGCAAAAGCTCCTAAGACTCAAGCCGAAGCCCGTGCGCAATCTTTGACCGGTTCCGCTGGTGGTTACACTGTGCCACAGGGGTTCATCAATCAGCTCGAAGCTTCTTTGCTGGCGTTCGGCGG